ATTTTTTTCTCGTTGTACTGGGCCTCCGTGATTTGACCATTAGCGTACATGTTTGCCAATGCCTGCTCCTCCCGGCTGTATTGTTCTTCTACCTCCTGAGCCCGACGCTCCCCGAGAGCACTGGCCAAATCGTTGAAAGCAGTGGCGAAGCCGGATGCTATTTCGGCATACTCCTGGAGCTTCTCGATTCGCTCCTCCCATAAAGACTCCTCATTCTCAGCCATCTCGAGTTGGATCTGAGCAATGGCATCTTCGTTTCCTTGAGCTGCTGCCAACTCGGCCTCCAGGTACCTTTTCCGGATCTCATACTTGGACTTGTGGTTCAGCTCAGCTTGAGCGAGTTCCTTGTCGAGGTCCATTTGCTGGAGCCGAAGATTGTTGGCTCGGAGCTGGGCCTCCTGCTCATAGGTTTTCTCCCCGGCAGCTTTCCTGGCTTCGATTTGTTTCTGGAGCATCTCATTCTCGAGCTCCAGCTTCTTTCTCTCGTTGTCCGCTGCCTTTGAGAGATCTTCGGCATACTGTTCGTTGAGAACTTGGTTGAACCGGTCAAGTTGCTGTTTGGTAGCGTCCTCGCGGATCTTTTTGATTTCATCCTGGAGGTTCTGCTGAATCTGTTTCTCGAGTTCGGCTCTGTTGACCAGGAACTGCTCATAAGCGGCATACTCTTTCTGGTATTCCTCCTCGCTCATACCTCTCACGAACTGGGGAGGCTGAATGTTGGCCAGCTCCTTCATGGCATCCTGGTACTTCTGAGTAACCTGAGCAATCTGCATATCGACTGTGCCTCCGGAAGCTACAGCCAATATGTTTGCTCTCACCCCCGCAAGGTAGTCATTGAGCTGTTTGGCTTGGTTCTCGTAGAACTGCTTATCGGACCGAGCCATGGCATTGAGAGCTGTCTGATACTCCTTGTTGGTGATTTTACCATGAGCTTTCTGGAGAGCAAGACGTTCCCGGGCTCCATCCTGGGCCGCCTTGTATAGCTTTCTCTCGTACTCCATTCTAATAGCGATGCTCGTGGACTGGAACGTGGTTTGGAATCGGAGATCGTCTTCCCGGATTTTCTGCATAGCCTCCGAGTTCTTCAAAGCCACCTCCAGAGCCTTATCGGCAATGGCCTGCTGAGCCTCCCGGTTGGCTATTGCGGTCTCAAGAGCCAAGTTGGCAACTGCGGCTCCTTCATTCTCGATCGTCCGGAACAGTTCTTGGTATCGACCTTTCAAGTCATCGAGTTCCTTTTTGGCTTCCTTGTATTTGTCCAAGCTTCCGGACCACGTGTTGAGCTCTTCCTCCTTGGCTGCAATCACCTTCTTCAAGGAGTCGAACTCATCCATTGCAGCCATCTGTCTTTGACGAGCTGCATTCATTTCAATCTCGCGGAGCTTGTTGGCTGTTTTGAGCTGAGCTTCGGCAATCTGTTCCGAAGTGGCATGATTGGCTTTGAGGTTCTCGATCTCCCGTTTGCCCCGGATCTCCTCGGCTTTGGACAGAGTATTTCGTTTAGTCTCGATCTGATCCAGTACATACGTAGAGGCTTCGGCAGCTCGATTGTATGCCTCCATTGCCCGGGTTGCTCTCTCTTGAGCTTCCGTATTACTGTTAAATGCGTTCGTAAGAGCAACCACTCCAGCTACCAATCCGCCCACTGCCGCTGCCACTAACACAACAGGATTGGCAGCCAAAGCCGCGTTCCAAAGCCAGGTAGCAGCTGCTGCTGCTTTGGTGAGGATGTTGCCAGCTCCCTGGACAGCGTTCTTAGCAGCTATCGCTTTCGTCTCGGCGAGAGTCTGGTTGATGCCAACCAGCTGAACCAAGTTAGATGCAGCTCTATAAGTGGCTTCGGTCTTGGAGAGAGCTGCTTGGAGAGAAGACAAAGAGGAAAGAGCCGTGATGATGGTTATCATCTTCGTCATGGTAGCATTGAGCTCCTCGTTCTCGCTCCCCAGTACCTGAGTGGCTGTGGTCCATAAACCGTAGACGGAAGTGATTGCCGAAGTTGCATCCGTGACAGCGACCAGTGTGTCGATTCCTCGTCCAGTCTGGTCGATGGCTGTATTGACCGTGTCCTCTGCCGCCTTGAGCTCCCCAGCTCGCTTGACCATCTCCTTGAAGGACGCTGAACTCGTATCCCCGGCTTGAGCCATCCGGATCAGGGTGTCGGTCAAGTCGTTGAGCTCCTGTTTCAGGTTATCCGTTGCCTTCTCGTAGTTACCAACTGACCGGCGGTAGTCCCCGAGTGCCTCCTCCTGAGCTTTGAGCTCCTCAGTGGTCTCTGCAATACGCTTGCCGAGTTCGGCTTTACGGGCTGCGTCCTGCATCGAATTTCCTAACTCTGCAAACTCGGCATTGTCCAAAGCCAGCTGGGTTCTAAGTTTTGCTAAACTTGCCTCCTGTTGGTTCTGGAGCTTAATGTTGTTCTGGATTTGCTTCTGGTACTTGTTCGCCTCGCTGTTGATTGCCTTGATCTGGTTGTCAAGCGCATAGTATTCTTGAGCATTCTCCTCAGTTACTTTGCCGAGAGCCTTCTGCTGATCTCTCAACTCCTGGGACCGGAGTTTCAATTCGGCTAACGTCTTGAGGGCATCCTCAGCTGTTACACGGACGTTGTAAATTGTATTTTTCTGTTCTTCGGCCATATCACATTCGTATTAGGTCTACTTTGGTTATCTTTCCAGCTTGGAAGTTGTTTATTTTCGAAACGTAGAACCAGAACCCATGCTCTTCCAGCCATATCGGGTTGAACAAGTCCAGACTTTGAATGTCGAGCGAGTCCAAAAGAATTTGGGTCTGTAGGATCTTTGGTCTTTTGAGTATATTGTTGATGAGCTTGTCGTAGTACTTCGGAACGTAGTAATTCAAATTTTTGAAATACGCCGTGTATAGTCGTACCCGGGTAAGGGTGTAGCCTACACTCACCTGGGGCCACATATAGTCAGACTTATTGATGTGGACGACCATCGGCTTACTGAGAGCATTGTACTCCCAAGTCGTCTCGGTCATTTCCCCGTTCTCCATCCGACCTCTATTGATAGTCCAGATCGGGTAGTTAGCAAGTGTGTGGGTCTTGCTCGTACTGTCCTCGTCATAGAGAGTTTGGTTGAGTCCTGCCAAGAACCCAATTTGGAACAGGAGTTTAGTGGGCTGGAGGTTGACGTCCGGGATGCTGAACTTATACGAATCAGCAACATTGTTGTCCTTGTTGTCCTCCAGCTTTATCTCGTTGGACTGGGCATAGCTGGATAACTGGAAGGTAAGTTTTGTGTCCTTACCTTTTATCAGCTTGTCAGACCAATTTTTCCCGGACGAGCTTCGTCTGTTGTAGAACTCCTGAACCGAGTATGCTCTTGCTACTTTGGTAGCGGGATTCACGTCGATGGTTAGCCCGAACAGCTGGAAGAAAGCTTTGACTATGTCTCCCAAGCTCTTAAATCCAGTCGAGGCCAGGAGGTCATAGGTTAGCCCGGGCTGGGGCTTATCCCCCGGCGAAGTTTCCGGCACGGGAGGAGCAGTAATGCTGACCGGGAACCTCATGTCATACTGATTGGCAGAGGGATTGACTGTGGCGAGAGATCCGGACACCAGGATGTGCTCTCCTGCCTCCATCGGGATGTCGACCGAAGCGCTGCCGGAAGATCCGGACGACCAGGATCTGGTCAACACTATAGCACTGGTCCCGTCGTTCTTGTAATGGGTAACTTGGACTGCCACAGAACCATTCCGGATGGCAGAAATATTGGACCACGAGAAACTGAACGTGATGGTCGTGTCCCACAAAGTCATCCAGCTGAATGTTCCGGATACGGTGCCCATCATCAAGCGTCCAGCGACCGGGTCACTGAGAGTTACTCCCGGGTATCCTTGCCATATCACCCCTACTATAGTGCCAATCGGGGGATCCTGGATCCAGCCAGTCCCGGATGCTTTCGGAGCATTGGGGTTGTCTGCCAAAACGGGGTAAGTGCAAGGCAAAAACATTTCACTCCGGTCAACTGAATCCACGTCAGTCTCGAGACTGTAGCCTGCTCGGTCGAATATCCACGTTACGAGGTCATACCAGTTGAGATGGGGATAGAACTTGTCCAACTCCCGGACTTGCCTGATTGCCTCCATGGAGATCGGGGGGACATTCGGGTTCTTCTGGAGAGTTGCATATAGCCAAAAATACAGGACTTTAGATTCCCCGGGGCCGGAGAGGTATCGCTCGGCCTGTCCCATTGTGTCCGTGTACCACTTGAGGAGGAACATGCCAGTTCCGGGATCCTTCGCGTCAGTGTTGTTGAGGGTGTCGAACAAGTCAGCAGTTGCCCCGAGGATCTGGACCCCGATCGATGTATCTGATACGTCTACGATGTTCAATACTGCTCCAGCCGGGGATATGAGTGCTCCCTCATAGAATAGTTGGCAAGGAAACTTCATGTATGGCACATACGAACCTGAGCCAACTACAAAACTGAATTGAAATGCTTGCTCGTTATGGGTAGTCCTGGGCAGACTGATCCGCTGGGAGTACGAGGCATTCCTGTCTTTCAGCTCCGCCAAATTGTTGATCTGGTAATTCATCGCAGGAGCATCCAGCGGGAGGTCCAGTGACCAGACCTCGCCGTCAATGCCTCTCATGAGTAGTTCGTAGTTCATATCACCACTGAGTTTGTTCGTCAATAAGCTGGAACTCGTAGCTAACAGTGTTCCGTGGGGCCTTAGTGTCCCAAGTCAGATCAGTATCATCTACGAGGACTCGTTGCCATTCTCCAATTTGATAGTTGTAGACCTGAACCAAAGGCGAGAGAGCAATTCCTTTGAGGAGATTAAAGTCATTCTCGTCAAGTTGTTCTGCTCCAGCTTGGACTATGTTCTTAAACTCCGGAGCTAACTCGCCTCTCGTCTCGGTAGTATAGGGGTCTCTGGAATTCGCTAATACGTATTGGTCTCCCCGGTCAACCTCCTGCGTATACTTCTTGTGTTGCTCGAACATATACGTGTCCCATCCGCCTTTTCGGTTTATCCAGCGAATATAGAATGGGTTGCAAGGTACCTCTGTATCGACAAACATGATGTTCCATGCCTCATTAGGAAATTCTCCACTGGAAATGCCGAGTTTTACGTAGTCGGCTCCGTTGCTAAGTTCGTCATCAAATTCGCACACAAAGGGGGTGTTGAGTCGGGCAGAAATGTCAAATTGATCTTCTGTCGGTCTCTCCGTCAGCTTAACCCGAACGACGACCTGGCGAGAGAGGAGGAGTCCCGAAACTCCTTTCGGGAACAGGGTGACGAAGTATGGGAACCCATAGTATTTTTTTACGTACAGATTCCTGTTGTTGTCAGGAGTTCTGTCAGTCAATGCCAGTCCTATATTTGACATGGAGAAGTTGACGTTGTGTCCCCGGGGTCGTACTCCTCTGGAGGCATACCGGACATTGAAATCCCGTTCGCCGATGCCTCTGTATGCGTATGCTGATATGAGGTTGTAGTCAATGCCAAAGCCGACTCTTGAGATAAGGTACGGGAATGTTCTGGGACGATCCCGGAACCCAGCTTTAGCCAAGAAGCTGAGATCGTATTTCTTCGTCGTCCCGAATCCCGAGTCTCTGTGGATGTCGACGCTTTCGGTTAATGAGTTCGCTGCTTTCACTGAACTGGGATGATAGCTAATAAAGTTTTTGCCGTAGGTCAAAGACATGTTGTTCAGTGTTACCTTCACCCCAGCTGTTTTCCCTTTCTTCCCGGCATATACAAGTAATGCCGTGTAAGGGTGTATTACAATTTCGGTATCAGGAATTCGGACACGCCACATCATGGAAGAGCCAAGCGTTAGGTCGGTCGTAACAATCTCGACCACCTCCCCGTCTTCGTCGCCATATTGGCATAGTGATACCGTCAGGGGAGTTGCAATGTTCGCTGCGCCAAAGCCAACCAGAAAAGCATAATATTCCCCGGGTATCATCTCGCGGCGTATTATGAACGCTCTGAACCAGTTTTGACTCGTGCCGCCAGAGTTGTCAAACACCTCTGACTGCTTGTTATCAAGGATATTCAACGAGATCATATTGTCCTCATCAAAGTTCTGAGTCTTGATCTCAAGACCGGATGTTAAGTTGTCAGTCTCAACTGGTATTTGCGAATATGCTGAGAACAGGGAGTCGTCAGCCGGTTGATTGGTAATTGCCATATCGCGTTATATTATATATCCGTGGTCCATATTGTTGTCAGGAGTGAATGCCTCTTCAATGAGGACCTCCATTGTCTTGTCCAAATGCTGAGCCAGATACTCCTCGAAGTTATCAGCGGGAGTGTCGACCAAGTCAACGTAAATATGATTGCGGTAAAGCTCTGAGCCTTCCCGTTTTATCTTCCATGCAGTGGCATTTCCGAATCGGACCAGATCCTTTGGGTCCGAGAATGTGATGCCTTTGAGCTTTGCCCACTCCATGATTATCTGCCCCAGATTGGCGGGGATCTTTCCAGGGCCTCGTCCCCGGATGAGAGTGTAGAAGTAGTTCGGGGCTTCGATTGTCCCCCAAACTGTTTCGCCTTCCCGTCCCGTCTGGACTGTTATCTGAGCATAGGTTCTGCCGGAGGCTTCCTGCCCGGCGTCCTGTGATGCCCGAATAATCTCGTCCCGCATCTGGGTGAGACCCTCAAACAACATCTGTTCCAGTTCTACCGCCATTTGTTTCGAGGTTTGCGAGCATTGGCTTTCTGCTGAGCCTTACGCTCCAGTTCCTTGTTCAGTCGCTCCCGGAAGAGGTGACTCTGCAAGTTGGTGAAAAGGAGGTTGTACACCTTTCCGTATTTCCATTCCAGTATCTCGTCCGGATCCTTCGAGTAGTCTTTGGCCAGTGCAGTGATGGTGGCCATCTCCCCAACCATCAGAGAGAACTGAGCAATGCCGGCTGCCTTCTCCTCAGCACTGGGCTCGTACTTGAGCTCAGTCTGTTCTCGCTCGATCCAGTATTTAATGCCCAGAAGAACCTCATACCAGTACTCGACAATTTCGGATGTGTTCCTGAGACTCCATTTGACGCCGAGACATTGCATGCCTTCCTTCATCTTGTCAATGTCGGTCATCTCCTTGTCAGTGATGATCCGGCCAAGCTCTATGCGTTGGCCGAACGTCATCTGACCGCCTTGTATGTCGATTCGCTGCATCATACCATTGTATAAATATCACGGAAGGTCCAGACGTCTGGGAACTCTCCCTCAGGTTTTACATTGATTTTAGTTACAATTAAGTCTTCTGTGTCCGGGAATGTATACTCTTTGAGCTTCCATTTTCCCCCCGAATATGCTGGGATTGTAGGTCTTCCACACGATATGGCCCCCATTGAGTAAAATGCCATGATCAGGTTAACCGGAACAGTGTCTGTGATTATGGATTCGGTGCCTACAGACTTGTCAACGGGTTTTGATTCAGTATTTTCAAAGGTTATCGTAATCCCCCTCATGTTAAATCCTTCGTGGATGATGTCTACCAGCCTGACAGGTTTAGGCTCGGGTGGAGCAGGAGGAATGGGCTTATACGCATCGAGACACCATTCTTGCGTTACAGTTAGCTCCAGTCCTACGCTGACCTCGTTGGCATCGAACCGAGGAGATGGATACAGAATCCTAATGGTGTTGAATATTTCCGGATGTCTGAGTCCCAATTCCGAAGTCTTCAAGAGATACAAGAATGGCCGAACCATCTGTTCCTCAATTTGATTCTTCAACTCCAGTCGTCCGATGGTGGGCGAGTTCTGGCTGAACTTCGTGTCGCCTTTGTAGGCATCGTTGGCCATCGGCTCGAACTTGCAGAAGTATATCTGCATGATGGTCCTTTGCTTCTGGTGCCCTCTGTAAGGAATATCATAGTAGCCAGTGGTGGGCTCCTCAACATAGACAAAGTCGGACGACACCCGATTGCCGTCCGAGTCTGTTACGAATCTTTCCATCGTGTCTACTTTGACATTCAGCATTCGAGCCTGGTCACACTCAAAGACGGCCAGAGGATTGACCATCTTGACCATGTTGTGGATGAGGGTTACAATGTCCAGTATCATCGTTTTGTGGGGATTATTATTTTGGCGGACTTCATGCCAGTCGCCTTCGGCTTGATCTCGAATATCATTCGCATGATGAGCATGTCCAGGAAGTCTGGTGACCTGCCGAGGAGCTGCTTCATGGTGTCCTTAGAGATGAGCTCTCGCTTCTGCTCAGCGGAGTTCGTGTTCTTGGACTTGAGGACCGTCATCTCCTGCTTGATCTTCTCCTGAACTTCGGGAGAGCAGATTATGTGGATCTGACGTTTGTTGATGAGTTCTGCCAGCTTGAATGCGCACTCCGACTTGATGTTGTTGTACGTCTTGGAGTCAATAGCTGACTGTCCTCCGTGGAATTCCCGGATGCCTTTCAGGTAGCTCTCCAAGTAGAACCCAAGTCCATCAGCGTCCGAGACGATACTGGACCGGGGGACTTTCAGACCGGTGGCCAATTTGGCGATCTTCTCCTCCATCTCCTTGCCTTCCGAGAAGCCTTTGGCGATGGGGATCCGGCAGACCATGCCATCCCAGGTTCCAACCACCCAACTGTCTCGTCCTTTTCCAGCAAGGTCAGTGCTAATGAACCGATTGCCCGTCGGGAGCACGAACTCATTGCTGAACATGTCGCACACTGCGTCATAGTCTACCAGCCAATTCGGGTCATCGTCATACTCCCAGTTGCCAAAGACCAATCGCTCGATCTGCGACTGGGTCAGGTTACGGAGAAGCCCTTCGATATACGTGTCTGGGAGAGTCTTGTTGTCCTGGGGCAGAGCTTTGACGAACCGACGCCAAGGAGGCAGCTTGTTCTCCTTCCATGGCTTGTAGTAGTCCGTGTAGAGGAAATTGTTGGACGGGTTGCAGGTGGTGAGGAGTTTGGGAGCCAGCTTGTAGACGTCATTCTTCCATCGACCGATGGAAGCCTGGAGGTTGGTCTTCGCCTCGCGGATAAACTCGCCACCCTCTTCAATCCACCCCCGAGTCATCTGCATGGACCCGAATCTCTCGTACATGGGATCGCTGGGGTTGTACTTAGCGTCGATCAGGTAAATGCGACTTTTGTTGTACAACTCGAAAAAGTTGTATTGACCATTGAAGTGGTAGTAGTTCTCCGTGATGTCCCAATGGGCAAATACCTCGTAGAGGGAGGGAATAGTGTACCGGACTAAGTCAGCGGCCGTCTTACGCGCAATAAAATAAAAGGTCTCCGGGTAGGTGAGGGCATCGCCGGCTATCAAGGAACACCCGAGGTACGATTTGCCAGCACCTTTCGTGCCAGCATACAGAATGTCAGTGACTGAGTCATCAAGCCATAGTCGAGCCACTTCCTTCTGCTTCTCGTTGCCTTTGGTGTCAAATTGAAGCCGGCGTCCCATTTTATTTTACCTCCATTCCAGTTATCTGTTCGAGAGTGATGCCTCCCGTTACATTGACATTGGTCTTGCGTCCTTGAAGCACCTGGATGAGGCTGGCAGCGTACTTGCCAACCAGTGCTCCCTCAATCTGCTGAGAATTGATGGCGTCCTCGATGGTGCCCCCAATTGCAGCTGCTACCGGGTCTCCCGTGAGCTCCTCGTACTCAACAGGATTGATGCCAGCGAACAGCCTAAATGATTCGATGGTCATCGGGCGGGAAATGTATACGCTACAGTCTTCGCCATTCTTATTCTTGTGAGACTGGGAGAAATAGTTATCCTGCATGAATTTGCAGTACTCGATGAATGCAAAATAAAGCTCCTCCGCATCGGTGGGCTTTACAAATTCCCCGGCGTCTCGCCTTTTCTGTCCCTCCTCCATATAGGCGAGCGGACTCATTTTATATGTACTTCGTGCCATGCCTCAAATATAATCAAACCTTATACAAATTAAAAATTTATTTCTGCACAACAATCCCCGGAGTGTTTGGCCCCGGGGATCTTTAATTTATTCGCTTACGCGAATGAGGGTCACGCCGAACCACAGGAACCTGACCGAAATACCGTTCGGCCAAATCATGCCTTCGTGGACCGTGGCGATGGACGGGGTCCAATTACAGTACTTGGTATTGACCTCCGAGTACAGAGCCCAGTTCTTCCCGAGCTGCTTAAAGTGCTTTGCTTTCATTCTTAAAAATTTTTATTTTCGTATGCGCGAGTGCCGTCCAGTATTTGTGGGTCGAGAGAAGGCCCAATTTGGCACCAGTTCTACTGACTCTGTCAGTTCTACTGACTCTGTCAGTTTTACTGACTATACTCGCCTACGACTTCTTTTTGAACTTTTGGATCCGTCTCTCCGCTCTCTCCATCTGCTTGATGGATCGGCTCAATTTCCGTTTGGGACTGATCCACCATTGGCGGATCCCGCCGAAAATCGCGAACAGGCCGATGATGGCCAACAGGTAAATTGCAATCATTTTCTACGCCTCCTTTCTAATTTGTTTTGTAGTTTGCGGACCTTAACCCAGTCCTCGTGCCGCATCCATTCCGGGCGGGATAACAGAGTCAGCTGACCCCGTGCTATTTGCATGGTGGTCTTTTTCAATTTGCGGACGTAGTCCAGGACCTCCCGCTCCTCTTTTGAGTAGATCCCCAGCCATCGCCGGAACACTCCAAGTTTCCCAGTTGGGGGTAGCCCCAATTTCTCAGTTTTTTCCATAATAAACAATATTTGACCAGTAGTAAACAATAAAATTTCTTATTGTTTCTCACCTAAGTGATTGATATTCAATTGATTAGGTCCCCAATTCTCCTCCCGAGAAACAATGTAAACAATGTTTCTGTGCACTCTATTTTGTGATTTTCCATTTCCTAAATTGGTCATAATTTTCCTCATATTCCCTATTCAGGTTTTCCTCCTAAATTATTGTTTACATTGTTTACAAGGGCCTAAATCATTGATATTCAATCGATTATCGAGAAACAATGATTGTTTATTATTGTTTCTCATTGTTTACTGCTGTTTTAATTTAAGTGATTGATTATCAATGATTTGGGATTCTTTCCATTGGAATGATAAACAATAAACAATAGGGGTCCCCCGGATTTTAGGGGGGGGGCTGTCGAGATTTTTGCCAATAAACAATGGAACAATGGTTTTATCAACTTTTGGGGCCGGGAGTCCCCCTGATTTGTAAACAATGAAACAATGGTTTGACCAACTTTTGGGGCCGGGGCCATGGGGAAAATTGTAAACAAAGAAACAATAAAACCATCAACTTTTGGGGCCGGGGGTCCTATTCCCCCGTGGACCCAAAGCCCCCCGTCCCTCTCTCAGTCGATTGCGGGAAAAGCTCGTCCTCCGACTCGAGAACTTCCACCCCGGCATAGACAATCGGCATAACCAAACCTTGAACCAGCTTCATCCCCGGCTTGAGGATGACTGGCTCCTTGCCGACGTTTATGACGTGCAGATGGATCTCTCCTTGATAGTCTTCGTCAACCACGCAAGCTCCAACCTGGAGCTGATGCTTGGTGGCAATGCCACTCTTGTTGAACATGATGAGAACACACCACCGAGGTATTCGAGCTTTTATCCCGGATGGGATGTTGATGCTTTCGCCCGGCCAGATCTGTTTGGCTTCGAAGTCTTCCGGGATGTAGAAGTCCAACCCGGCGGACAGACTCGTTCCTCGGGTCGGGGTCTTGACGTTTCTTACTTTTACGATTTTCATTTTTTAAAGTATTTTTCGAGCCGAGCTCGATGTGTTGTACCTGATGAGAGAGATGCTCCTTCTATAAAATTGTAGCGTGTATGGAGAGGCAACTCCTGGAATGCCTTCCTGAATGGTTGACCCTCCGATTCGAATATCTTGCCCGCAGGATTGCCGGGTGTAACGTCCTTCATCTTTCGGGACTTGATCCACCATAGAGCCTCTTCCCGATTTATGGAACGTATGGAAGGTCTAATTGATCCATTACGGAGCGTCATTTTGAACCACTGAGCCTCCGTGTTGGAGTCATCTTCTTTAAACCATACCCGGTAATATCCGATAGCTATTGCCATAAGCTGTAGAATGTTTCGTGACACTTCTTGCGGTACGCCATCGGATCCTGCCGGATACTTTGGCACTTGAGAGGCTCTTTGGGTCGGTCGAGAATCTCCCGGGGCAGGACGTCGCTGAAAGCATCTTTGAGAATGCGCTTATGGGTTCTGTCCTCCCGGGGCAAACGGAGAGCGAACCTGACAACGTCATGTCCCAGGAATGGTGACCGTAGTTCAACTGTGCTCCTCATGGAAGCCCGGTCAAGCCGAGGCATGTGGTAGAACGGAAGCTCTTGGAACACGTCTGAGAGCTGGGAGTCATAGTCATCAACTCGGCGATAGCCTCCGAAGAGTTCGTCAGCTCCATCCCCGGTCAGGATGACCTTCTCCTTGACCTTCTCCATCAATCTGAACTGGGGGATCATGGAGCCCAAGTCGATGGGGGTCTCGTTGTAGCGGAGACACCTCTCCAGGCAATCATCATCGGGGATAGGACCAAGAGAGGTGATAGAAACCCCTAAAAATTCGGACAATAGCATGCCAAATTTTGATTCATTATTCTCCACCATATAGAGATTAACCCCCAGGCCCATTCGATGAAGAATAGAGGCAATTATGGATGAATCCAGTCCTCCAGAAACCAAAGCTCCGACCGGGACTTTAGAGTACATTGCCCGGCGTTTTACGGACCTCTCGACCAAGCCCCGGAGGACTTCGGCGAACTCGGATTTTGCGAAATGACTCCGTTCCCCTATCCCCCATCTGTAGTAGTCCCTCCGGATAATGGTGGGCTTCACCTTCATGTCATCGAAGGAATAGACAGTATTCGGCATAATACGCTTGACGTTGTTCCATGGAGTTCTGTCATCCCAGTTGTACCCCCATTTGAACACTTCCGACTGATAGTACCGGTCGAAGTCTCGGAAGTCCGACACCAACGGGGTTATCTCCGAGCAGATCTCACCGAACTGGTTGTAGTAGAGCTGTTTCTTGCCGAGTGGGTCCGTGAAGGCAATGATCTGCCCCTTTTTGTACCAGCATATTGCCCACATGCCATCCCAGTGATTGGCTTCATAGATGATGTCTTCGAGACACGAGGATCCAAACAGGTCGCGGAGGTACTCGACGTCGCTGTTATACTTCTGAGGATAGTTGTAGATTTCCCCGACATAAAGAAGCCACCCATTGTTTCCGGCTAACTTTATAGGCTGAGCCAGGCCATCGCCTGGTTCAGTCTGAATGGGCAAACGAACATGACCGAGGAACCATCCTCCTTCTGCAATCTGGGTGAACTCGATGCCTCGATGCTGTATTTTGTCAATGGCGTTAGCCCTTCTTGTTATACTTATTCCGCACATATCACTTGAGTTTGTTTTTGAGAGCGTCCATGAGACAAACGATCCCTATTCCGATTATTACTGCTATTGCCAGCCCAATGATGATGGGCTCCTCACTTCCTCCTGTCATGTCTTTTCTTCGAATTTTTGAGGATCTGCTGTGCCTTCTTCTCGATCCAGTTAGTGTAGCACTGGCTCCCCATGTGGAGCCCAGTCAGGAGCCTCGAGCATCCCGGGCAGAATATGCAGTCATCATAGTACAGATGAGCATTAGCTCTTGCATCTTCTATAGTCATAGCTTAATATATTACCCATTTGGAGAGGTCTTCGTTGTATGCATGAAGGGACCCAGCGAAGTAATGCAGAGATCCCTTCTTGAGAGAGGGATAGGTGGCTGCGAGGATGTTGAACACGTAGTCCATCATGGCCTCCGTCAACCAGATGTCAATTGCGAAGTGTTTGAAGAAGTCATTGCTCCGTATATAATATATCACGTGGAGCCGATTGTTCCGGATGAGGAACTGGTAGCTGACGGAGCAAGGTACTCTGGTAAGAGCCCCGGCTGTTGCCCGGGTGTCCTCCGGCTCGAAGATCATGACCATTGCTCGTCTGGAGTGCGGGTCGTCCCGGAGAGTCATGATGACATTGTCCAACTGGTGTATTTCGGGTCCCTTGTGGAAAATGTGCAGACGCTCCGAATAGGTGTAGTCGAAGCGACCCTCCTGCCGAGTCTTGCTCACCAGCTTCTGCCACAAGTCCCGGCGGATCTCCCAGCTCTTACCCGGATTGACCCCGTTTCGGTCAAGCCGATCGGAGAGCTCTGCTCGGCAATACTTCTCGATGAGCTCGGCCTCGTCTTTGAACATGAAGTCGAGCATCTCACGTTTGCCGAGATACGGCTTCGAGATGACGAAGCTCACCCCGATGAGTTCCTTGGTTAGCCGGTCATCCCCACTGAGCTCCTGGTTTTGGTAATGGTTGACCGGGACCGTGATGCCGGAAACCTTGAGCTCCCGATCCATCTCCCGGATCATTTCGAAACAGTCTTTGAATATTCTACCCATGTCAATATTTGGATTTAATGCGAAACAGATTTACTTGATACTTCAACGACCAGAGCTCCCGGACTTTGTCTTCCGTGACACCTATGCTCCCGAAGAGCATAGCGAACATTGCCCAGATGTTCCAAAGTCTCTCCTCGAAGACCACCAAGTCAACCATGTACTGGGATTGTCTCCACTCCCGGTTCTTGAGGCAGTTGGCAGCCAAACCTATTGTCTTGATCAGCTCCAGTATGTTCTCCTCGAAATTCTCGTCGGCAATATCCTTCCGGAACCCGTATGTGTGACCCCAAGCAAAGTCTGGGGCCATACCGTACAGCTGGTAAAGCTCGAGCATAAAATTGAAGGCATCGATCAGCTCCTCCAGCACGTGATCCTCCTCGTTTTTGTCCTTGGCCTCCATCGCTTCGGTGAGCTCCTCGACAATCTGCCAACAGAGTTTTTTGAAAAGCTCCTGATCCTCCAAAGTGTTGATGTCAAAGTTCGCGATGCGCTCCTTGAAGTATGGCCTGTACATGAGCTGGAGCTCCCCCTGGAGGGCATAAATCTCTTCCCAGCTCTTAATGAATGGCTTAAAGTCTTGTGTGTTCATGGCTTGATGTTTGAGAATGGATTGTACTGTTCCGGATCTTCTTTGTGAGAGTAATATACAGCTATTCTGCGTCCCTCTTCTGTGAGAACATGTTTGATTTCATGCACCTCGATGGGACTGATCCGGATGAAGTCCACAGCCTCCGAAATGGTTGAGAAGTACGTAGGTACTACCCCCGGAGCTTTTAACGGCTTGGGGTCCTCGAGTTCGTTGTTGATAGCCCCGATTGTGGCTACCATGTCAAGGAGGTTGTCCTCCTTGTGTGCATTGGATTCACGTGCCATTTTCACTGCCACTTGGACCCAAGACACGTCAAGAGCGGTCAGAGGCTTACCGGTAATGACTGAGGCGATCTCTGCGGCCTTCTGGTTGCATTCCATGAACGGTCCGTATTGTCTCTCCTTTTCCTCCGACCGCTCATTGATGATTTGGTCAGCGTGTTTAAGTATGTTACTCATGATTTTTAGTATATAGGTTAGACCCCGGGGAGGGACTCGAACCCTCCTGTACCACTCCGGGGTGCCAAGTGGAGTGACGGCTCCACTTGGCAAGGAGTTCTGACTTACTCCTCAGCCGGTGCGTTCTCCGGCTCGTTCTGTTCTGCTTCCGGAGCTGCTTCCGGAGCTGCCTTGTCAGCCTTCTTCCGGCCGCGCTTCGGTTTCTCCTCGGGAACCGGTGCCATCTCGCCGAGCTCAAGATCCTTCGAGTCGATGCCCTTGCCCCAGACGTGACCGTCGTTGGTCTTGATGCGGTACTGGATGAAGTTGTTGCGGGGGTCGAGACGAACTCCGATGATGATGCCGTCGGTCTGCTCCTTGGTCTTCGTGCAGATGAACTTGCAGAAGCGACCAATGTTGGTTTTGGCATTCTCGAGGTTAGCCTTTGCCTCCTCTGCCGATACCTCCTTTTTCAGCGGGCGGGGTTCCTTGGGCTCCTTCGGAGTCTTTGCCTTGCGAGCCTTCTTCGGCTTCTCCTCGGCGACCTCGTCGTTCTCCTTGATGCCGTTCTCGGCTTTGTACTCTTCGGTCTCAGTGGCGTTGTAGACAGCGCCCTCCTCTGCCGGATGTTCCTGAGATGCTCCTCTCGATGCGAGGATGGATTCGATGGCGTCAAGCTCGTCACCGGTCTTGACCTTGGCCAACTTTTGAAGAACTTTCGAGCTGTAGCTCTTGTACTTTTCGATAAACTTTTCCATAGTGTTTAGTTGTTAAGTGTAGTGTAAAAGTAAGAAAAAATGTCCAATTAAAAAAATTTTTCACCAGAAAAATTGAAATTATTTCAATCCAACTGTAATTAATTCCTTTTCTCGGAGGGTCGCGTCCAGCCACACCTGCCTGATCTCTTTGATAGTTTTCTCCCTGTTAGTCATTGCTCAATAGTTATTCGCTAAGTGGCGTGTTTTCTTCCCGCCATTTCCAACTTAGTTTTGCCCAATATTTGTGTCCCTCTTTTGTTTCTCTCCACGTGAATGCGGCGCTTAATTCTGTGTTTTTGTATTTTTTGCAATACTCTTTGCAAAACTCTTTGTAGCCTTCTATGTCTTTTCCAGACTCTACGAGTGCTCTCTCAAAGTTTTCCCATGCGTTGTTTCTTTCGAGGAACTCTATAAACTTTTTCATAGTGTTTAGTTGTTAAGTGTAGTACAAAAGTAAGAAAAAATACCCAATTAAAAAAATTTTTCACCAGAAAAATTGAAATTATTTCAATCCAATTCGACTGTGATTATGTCCAATATGTTGGAGGTCCTCATGCTATTGACTGCCAGTAGAGCCTTTCGGATCCCCAAGTCCTTCATTGCTCGTTTTGCTTGAGCAATGGCCCTGGATTTTATTCTTCCGTCGGGGATAGCTGCTTCGTAGCTATTGTAATCCTCGTCCAGTAACTCGTAGTAATATCGTTTCATTGTCCTTTTGTTTGTACTACAAATATACGAAAAATATTTTTATTCCTACGATAAAACGGGGGAAAAGTAGAGGCTAAACCTCTACTTTTTCGCCTTTGTAATTTACGAATTTAGCATCCTGATAGCCGAAGAATCGGAGGGACCCGAGGTCTTTGGTTATCGTGTTCAGTATCTGGGCAAGCTCCTGGTCGGAGTAGTCTTTGCAGGAGTTGACTGTGTCTACTGCCCAGTAGTTCGACTGTCTAACTGAGGTGTAACCCTTCTTCCCGACAGTTACTATGAAAGCGTTGGGACGGTCGGATAGCTTGTTCTCTTTGCTCCGGAATATGACCGAGACTTTTTTGTTGTTGGGACAAGCGGCTTTTGCCAGACTTTCGATTCGGTGTTTGTTTTCGTAGTTCATAGTGTTATCGTTTTGTTTGTATCACAAATATAATACTTCTGCGACAAATACTACGATGTTTTGCGATATTTTTTCAGATATTTTTCGACCCTCGCTTTTACAGCTTCCATGAGAGCATCCTGCCCCCGGGTCTTCGCTTTCTGGGCTCTTATGACGTCCTGGTCCACTGTCTTCGAGCATACCAGTTTATTGACTATCACGACCTCCTTCTGTCCTTGTCGGTCAAGCCGAGCATTGAATTGTTGCTCCAGCTCGAGAGAATAGGTCTGCCCAAACCAGATGATGCGGTGTCCTCCGGCTTGAAGGTTGAGCCCATGGCCCCCGGAAGCCGGGTGCATCAAAAGAACCTGGATTCTGCCAGCATTCCAGTCAACGATGTCCTTCTCCGTTTTGAGTTCCCGGGGCTTATACTTGGCGAGAGCCTTCATGAGCCGGTCTCTGTCATGCTGGAAGGTCCAACCTATGAGGACTGACTGTCCCCCGGCATCCTCAATGAGTTCCTTCGTGGCTTCAATCTTTAAGGTGTGTACCTCATGAGCCACTCTGTGCTCGTCATAGACTGCTCCATTGGCAAACTGGAGGAGCTTCGTGGACAAAGCTGCTGCATTGACAGCTGGTATCTCTACGGCGTCCCCGAGCTGATCAATCATGCTGAGAACTTGTTCCTCCTCGAAAGAGTCATAAGCTTTTTGGATCTCCGGGGGCATCTGGATCTCCACTATGTTGTCGATGCGCTCGGGGAGATCGAGGTAGTCCTTAGCTTTCATGCTCATGCAGATGTCCCCGATCTTTGAGTATATCCGCTCCTGATTCTCTTTGGATATGTCGTACGAATATACAATATGCCCGTTTCTACGTCCTGGCTTAAAGTAGTTGTCACGATAGTGGGATATGTATTTGCCCAAGCGCTCTCCCCGGTCCAGGAGGTACATTTGGGCCCAAAGGTCCATAAGACCGTTGGGTGCCGGGGTACCAGTCAAACCTACTACTCGGGAGAGTGAAGCCTGAACGTGCTTAAGAGCTTTGAATCGGATTGACTTGGGATTCTTGAAACTGCTGAGCTCGTCGATGACCACCATGTCGAATGGTAGGCAAGATCCCCCGTAGAGTCCGCATAGCCAAGCCACGTTGTCTCTCCCGATGGTGTATATGTCTGCCTTCTTGGCGAGAGCCTCACGACGTTGACGTTCTGTTCCGATGATGCGAGACACTTTAATGTGCTTCAAATGGTCCCATTTCTCGACCTCCTGTGTCCAGACTGATTCGGCTACTCTTTTGGGAGCTATGACTAATACTCGGCGGACCTCGACCTCTTTAAACATGAGCTCGTTGATGGCGGTCAAAGTAGACACTGTTTTGCCCAACCCCATGTCCAGGAACAGAGCACAGTGCGTATGGCTTATTATGTGGTCAACAGCTTGTAGCTGGTATTGATGGAGATCATTTTCGGTCATATTCCAATGCTAACATTTTACAACCCATGGTCGTGTCTATCACCTCGACTCGAAAGCCCATTGCTTTCAGTTTCTGGTGCATTAATGTCTGTATTTTTCGGGGCTTTTTGCCGAATGCTTTCAACTCAACGAAAACGACTTCGCCACCGGGGAACAGACAGAGTCGGTCGGGGAGGCCAGCATTGTGAATTGCGGGGAGTTTCAAACACCAGCCACCAACTCTCTCCACCTCAGTGACGAGTCGTTTCTCAATCGAGTTTTCGCACGTAATATTTTTGCTTTCCATAGATGGGGAAATTTTTAGTAGACTTGCACGGTTCCCATTCGGGCATGCTCTTCAACAAGTCATTGATTTCTCGGGTCTTATACCGGTCCATGTCCTCTCTATTCCGCCCAAGACATTCGCACCATATCTCAGCAACACACACGTAGTCTCGGGGGGTGGTCCCTTTGGGGTTTAACTCATCGACCAGGAAGTCTCTTCTCTGGTAGAGGTCCATTGAGTCCCAGTTGTCCGGGAGCTGACGGTCCAAGTACGCCTCAATGATGCCTTTCCGTTCATCCGACTCGCTGTGCGAGCTTTGCTCGTTTTTGGCTATTTTCTCGGCTTCATGGCTCAAATAGAGTTTCTCCTTGGATTTGTACAGGACAACTGCCTCAGCCCATATCTGGTCTATCTCGTCGTCCAGTTCCATGAACACGTCTTTTTTGGCGTTGTTGGGGACCACGTCCACTGGCATGAAGCGTCTGTTGCCAGTGGGGTCTCTCAGGAATTCGCTGTCGTTGGTGGTGCCGAAAAAGACGCATTGCCTGGGGTATATTTCAGAAGTTCTGGCATACGCTGGTCGGAATGAGTCTTCGGACTTAGATATGAAATGCTTCACCGACTCAACCTCCGCTTTGCGGAGACCGGAGAGCTCAGCTATTTCAATAAGCCATGCCCCCTGGATCTGCTCGAGAGCCTCCTTTCCTTGGACTGTCAGGAATGTATCGCTAAACCAGGATTTTCCCAATTTTTTGATGAACGTACTTTTGCCAGATCCTTGAGGTCCTACGAGCATAAGCACAAGGTCGAATTTGACCCCTGGGTTCATAACTCGGGCAACTGCTCCAACCAGCATCTTGCGGATGGCTTCGCGAGAGTAGATATTGTCGTCAGCCCCCATGTAGTCAATCAGGAGTTTGTCTACCCGTTGGATCCCGTCCCATTTGAGGTCATTGAGGTAGTCCAGAATCGGGTGGAAGTGGTTGCGTTCAAATTCCAGAGCCATGGCATCGTCGATCTTTAGCGAGGACGTTATTCCATATACGCAACCCAAATAGTTCCGGACCCCGGAGTAGTCTACGTTCTTGACCGGCTCCGGCTTAACAACCCGACGCCACGGGAGATTCCCGAAAACGTACCTCTTCCCGTCAAAGTCGTTTTGTCTGAACAGTCTTTTGAACCGGGGATCGTTTGCAAATATGAGGTTGAGGTTGGCATCCGACGAGAGGTACGCTCCCCGAGTATCAACCTCCAGCTCCTTCATCCACTCGACGCTCTCAGCCTCCGGGTCAACCTCCTTTTCGACGACTTCTTCCTGAGTCCGATCATGCTCTGGATCGGCAAACTCGTACTTGGCACTGTTGATGTGGTCGTTGGCAATGGTTGTCTTAGTGTCTGGGTCATTGCGTACGAACTCCTCCATTGCTGACACACTTGGCAACTTCGACGAGGGATCCTTGACCTTGTCGTCAAGGTGGCCGAATTTGTGTATGCGGACCAAGTCAAACGCATTGCAAAGTTTACCCCCACACGGGTCAGTTCCATGATGGGAATAAGCGAACTTGTCCTCATACACGATAAGACCAGCCGAAGCACTTCCTTTTGTGTAAGTGTATCGGCCCTCCAATGCTGATGGGACATAGGTGTCAGAGAGGAAGGTCTCTATTGCTTCGGGTATGGAGTAAGTTCTACAAAACGCTCCTATGAGACCCCTCTTTATGGTTGGGTCCTCCTGCTTCTTAACGGCTCTGTCGACAGCTTCGAAACGGGACGAAGCTGTGGGCCAAAGTGATGAGTCCTTCCAATCGGCATAGGAGTTGAGGATCTCGTCAGCATCAATCCATGGACCGTCCTGAACCTTAAAGTAGTAGTCCATGTCCTTCGGCGTAGAAGGCCAGAACATGAGTCGGTTGGTCTCGAAAGTTGAATTGTCGAAAAGGTCTATGCCGATTATCCCGGCAATTTTTCGGCTTATGGCCACATACTCATCAGCCGTGACCTCTCTGCTCAGTGGCATTATTAGTCGGTACCGGGGAGACGCATCCGAGTGTTTGTGAGTCCCATGCAGAACAGCTGCATTGTCAAACTGGAGAGTAAAATCATCCCAGAGGTCTTTGTGGGCAAAGTCCAAGTCGAGTGTCATCAACTGTCTGTGGACCACATTGGCCGGGCTTCTTTTGCCCCCTCTCAGGTAGCCTCCAACGTATCCGCCTACGTCTTTTATTTTGAGCTGGTCCTCCTTGCTTGCAGAAACAAACTCCTTAAATGTTTCAGTGGTCTTGTTCTCCTCCCCGAGTCGACTGACCAATTCAGACCATTTCAGTTTCTTGTTGCTCCATACTTTTGATCTTGCACTCAGTCCGATTGCAATATCAAGTTCCCCGTCGTATGTCATTAGTCTTTCTTATAAAATTTAGTAACGTATCCGTCTGCTTTGAGAGGCAATCCCATTGGCAAGCAATTCAGCCAAGGAAGGTCCTCCCCCATAACTCTACACATAGTTTCCAGACAATCCCCGGCTCGGTCTTCGTCTACCTCGGCAATGGCTTCATCATGGACGTGCATTACTATTTCGAAGTCTTTCATAATGCTTAGTCTGTACATTGCTTCGGCGAGAAGATCCCGGGAGATTGCCTGGACTATGTTCTCCACCAGTTTGCCCCCGTATGTTTCTACCTCGGTCCATCCTACTGACTGGACCATGCCGTCGTAGACAATGCCAGTCTGTCCGAACCTGTTGGGTCTCACCCGGGGATTTCTGTAGTATAATTTTCTCCCAGCTGGGAGAGCTATTGTCAAATTGGTCCCGTCATGTTCAAAGACGAGACAACTTACTTTCTTGGTTTTCCTGGTCTGGACGCACTCGATGGCCTTCTCGTTCACCTCCGCCCAAAACTCAACAATTTTAGGATTGGCTCGGCGCCAAAGAGCTACGATGGAGTACATTTCCTTTTTGGACAGCTTCTTCTCCTTGTCCATCTTCTCCATTGCATTGACAGATCCTTCATAACCGAGTGCCAATTCTGCCGTCTTACCCCGCTGTCTGAGGTCCGATCCTTTCGTAACCTGCTCAATAGGGACCCCGAACATGAGTGATGCTGATGCCTCGTAGATCTTGCCATGGGTGTTGAAGACGTCGAGTCGCCATTTCTCCTGGGCTAACCAGGACAGGACTCGGGCCTCAATAGCACTAAAGTCGGCTACTGCAAACATTTTACCCTCCGGGGCTATGAATGCTGTTCGAATGAGCTCCGAAAGGACATTCGGAATGCTGTCGTAACACATTTCGATGAGGTCGTAGTCTCCCTTCTCCACCATGCTCCGAGCAAGACTCAAGTCCTTCATGTGGTTTTGGGGGAGATTCTGGAGCTGGATCATACGGCTCGACCAACGTCCTGTTCTGTTGGCCCCGTAAAACTGGAATAACCCGTGAGCTCTCTGGTCTTTGGCAGCACAATTGAGCATAGCAATGTACTTCTTAGTTGAGGTCTTGGACAGTGCAAGCCGACCAGCGAGAACCTCCTTGACCAAGTCGGGAGCATCGGGGGTATTTTTCAAATATTCCAGGATCTCGGGTTTGCCAAGTGCAGGGAAGTTGAGTCCGAAGTTAGTGCTGAGCCACGTCTTCAACTGGGCCAAGCTGTTCGGGTTATCCAAGCCCGTCAGTTCCTTCATCCGGTCGGTCATCTCCTCCGTGTATACCTCATCGAAAGAGATGGCGTTCCCGGCCATGTCGAGATCGATCAAGATGCCCCGATCATTGATGCTCTGGTCTACCAGGTAGTTCCGGCGTTCGAACTCCGGGAACGGGAATTGATCCAGCTGTTCCACGATCTCGCGTTCTGCAATCACGTCATATTCGGCATACGTCTTGAATTCGCTCCACTTGTCAGGGTCGTCGTCCGGCATGTTCCGAGTCCTCATCCCGTTGGACTTGGTTGGCTTGCACGGGGAACAGAAAAACCGGATTAAAGCTTTACCGGTCGACTTCTTCCCGTGCTCCCCGAGGACCAACGCCTTGGAGAGTTCATCCAGAGCCAAAGGCAGTCCGCAATAGGCTGCTTTGGTCATTGAGCAATACAATTGATCGATCGGGATAGGTAGTCCTATACGCTTAAATACGAGTCTCTCAAATACAGCGTTATGAGCCCATTTCTCAATCCCCGGATCAGTTAAAGCGGAGATGAAATAGTCGGGGAGCTCCTCTCCTTTGGCCAGATCAATCACCTGAACGGGAGAGGTGTCAAAGGCGAAAGATACTATAAGGAGCTGAAAGCCCCCCGATTCTATGTATTTATAGGCGCCCGTGGACTTAATGTCCTCCGGGCTATATGTTTCCGTATCGAAATATAAGCGTCTCGGCATGTTAATTATTGTTAAATTTGTTGCTGGGCGGGGATTCGAACCCCCTAATCCCAAATAAGACCCAGCATACCAACCTACATAAGGTCGTCGTCCCACGGGTTCTGGCCGAAGTCCTCTTCTGCCGAAGATCCCCCGGAGAGACGTTCTCCGTCAGCCAACTTCTGGAGGTTGTTCAGCCCGCAAGCAACGCCTTTGTTGCCATTGGTGTTGAAGGCGTAGAAGTTGATCGACGCCCGGCCATAGCATCCGGAGTAGAAATCCTCTTTTTCGATGATGGGGTTGAGGTTGATGTCCACGATGCCAGGACGGTTGTCCGAGTTGGCATTAACGAACATGTGCCCAGCATACTCCGGATTGTCCGGTCTTTCGGTGTCCCCGTCACGGAGGGGGTTCTTCCACGTGGGGGGAATCTTGCCGCCCAATTTGGCGATGCCTTCTTTGAGAGCCGTGTCGATGGCCTCCTTGACCCGAGCCAGAGTTGCCGAGTCAGTCTTCGGGATGAGGATTGATACCGAGTATTTTGCTCGGTCGGAACCCTCCATTGCACGGGGTTCCCATACGTTGGCGTAACTGAACCGGACTTTGCCGGTTACTACTTTGGTTGTTGCACTCATAGTTGTGAAGTTTAGTTATTAGAAAAATCGAGTTTTGCCTGTTCAATTCCCATTGCCGGACGCTTGTCAGACTCGGGGACGAGAGTGGGTTTGCCAGGAGCTTTGATGACGAGGTCCCCGACCAGTGAATCGAAGTCCTTTTTGAGGAGCTTCTCGATTGCCGGGATTCCGGCCAGTTTGACAACTTGGAACTGATCCGGGGTGTAGTCGCATGCGGTAAGAACTTCCTGAACTGCATTCTCATCAGTCCATTTCCGTATTGACCTTCCTTCGACTACCTTATACCCAGGGATCTTCTCGCCCGATATGGCTTTGGAGAGCAAGTGCTCAGATACAGCATTTACCCATTCTTGGAGCATGGGGGCTTGCTCAAAAATCTGAGCGAGCTCCTCAGTGGTTAGGAGTTCGGGCTCTTTGAACTCGTGTTTAGCCAAGTCCAGATTGTGGTCTGCCATCTTGCGACACAAAGCTTTGACTTTACACCACCTGCACCAGTGCCCGACTTGGAGTTCCCCCTCCCCGGAGTAAGCAAGAGCTGCTTTGGGTTTCACTACCTCCTCACCCCATTTGTAGAGGTCTTCGGGGGTAATCTCCCATGACGAGATTCGCTCCTGCCGGGGCTGGACGATAGTCAACTTCACCATGTTGATGTCGTAGACCATTTCAAATTTGGACAAGGCTCCGAGAGCATACAGCATCAACTGAGCATTGTTCTCAGCGAAAACCGGCACGCCAGTGCCAAACTTGAGGTCTATGATCTCCATGACCCCGTCAGCGATAATGCAAGCGTCTCCAGTGCCGAATCCTTGTTCGACCCAAGCCGAGAAGTCCAGTCGCTCCTCCAGAAGAACGAGTGCGTCTTTGGTTTTCCGCAGAGCTTCCGTATATTGGTCCGTTACGTACTGGCAATAAGCCATTACGGGCTCATCCATGGCCTCAGTGTAGAGGTCACTCTTCTTCAGCTTCCGGAGTTCAGCAGACGTAACGTCAACAGGCGTTATGCGGAACCTCGCTCGGAGGTAACATTCTGCCATCTCGTGAGCCAGAGTACCCTCTTCGGCATACTTGGAAGGCTTACCGGTTTCCTCAACTTTTTCCTCCAGTCTGGCACTGGGGGTGCAGTTGATCCACCGGTCTGCCTTGGATGCTGAAAGCATGGCGTGCTTACGAGATGAGTGATCCGGGGCTCCCATTACGCAAGGTCTTTGAGGAATTCATAGAACGCGTCGTAGTTTCGGGCATCCAGTCCCGTCACATTCCTCGCTCCCAGTTCAGTGAGCTTTGCCCGGATAGCTTCGCGGTGATTGTCCACCTTACTTGCCAGGAGAGTCCGGATGTCCTGAATGGAGACAGCGGGGTCAGAACCCAAAGAGGAGTTCGCATCCATCGGCATGGGTTCGGGCTCCTCAGTCTTTTTGGGGACTGGAGCCGGAGCCGGAGCTGGCTTCTTCACGTCCTGTGCAGGGACTGATTTCTTGACGTCAGTCGTCTTAACTGTCACGGGATTTGCTCCGATAACCTGACAGATCTTGCGGACCATTTCGAGATCCTGAGTTTCTTCGAGGTTTGCCTCGAACTTAATTTCTACTTTCATTGGCTTGATGATTTTTGATTATGGTGTTCAGAAGTTCAATGTACTTGCTGAGAGGTATAGCCGGGTCATGGAGAACAGTTTCATGAAACAGGGACCCGAGGTGGAACACCTTCGTCTCTCCCGTTTTGACCGATAACTCGGCTCTGTAGTTCCCGTTTGTCAGAATACATGTCTCTCCTTTAAACTCGGAGTTCCATGCTCCTCTGTAGAGATCGTCGACAGATACACGGAGCCAAGCTGCTAAACGGGAGACTTGCTCCGAATTCAACAAGGTTTTTCCGTTGAGAACCCGGTTGAGAGCTGCTCGGGGGAACCGGTTATCGGGGAACAGAATTTCTGCCACTTCTTGAAGCCTGAGCCCTCTCTGTTCAATTAATTCTCTGAGATTGATAGTCATTGTGTTGTCCATGTTGTTTATCCCAAACATAATCAATTTTCCCCTGATATTGAAATTTTTTCAATCTTTTTAATGAAAAATGTTTACTTGGTGAGGAGGTAGACCACCTGAGCAATAAATATGCTCCTCCTGCTGGGGTTGACCCGGGCATATACTTCTCGTAGAGGCTCAATGGCTTTCTCAAGCTTGAGGTCCTCTCCTTTCCTCTTCAAATCCTTGAGAGCCTTATAGACCCGGGTCCTTTCCTGCCATTCCCGAACTTCGGCTTTGTCGTTCCACCAACCAGACACGGGGACAAATTTGGAGCTGAGCACATAGGCGGATTTTCCGTCCTCTGAAAACGGCTGTTGAGTGATGGCTCCCGGGGTACAGTTGGGGTTGATCTTCTTCTCGAACGAGATGGGCTCCATGTATGTAGGTCCCTCCCCGGGAAGCTTGTCCATTTTCATGTAGTGGAATCCGAACTCGTCTTCATATTTGAATACTACGTATTTTTCAATCTTTTCCATAGTTTACTGATTTACTGGCATTACCATTATTTTGCATTTCATTCCAAAGTATTGGAAGTGTTTGCCCATTGCAAAAATGTCTTTGAGCTCCGTTTCCGTGTAGGTCTCGTATACCCCTTCTATATTTATGTGGCTTACCCCATTTGACTGTGACAAAGCCCGAAACGAAGTGAATACTCCTTCTACCTGTCCTGCGTTAGTGACGATAATTACTGATTTAATTGTTCTCATAATTTTGTAGGTTTTTAAGAAGCATAACCCGAACTCATCTGCAGAAGGTAGACCAATATCCTGAATAGAATGGGTTGGGTTATGCTTATTATTTACACTACAAATATAATACTTCTGCGGTAAATACTACGATAAAATCAGCATTTTTTTCCGTTTGTTTTGAGAAGTCCCACCATGACAATTTCGAGAGGGTTGGGTGAAGCTGGTTCTGACTGTCCTTGGTCTTACACCAATTTCTCCCACATTGAGCCAGCTTTAAATCCGATGAATGCCAGGAGCTTCTCCTTTCTTGTGAGAGGTTTGTCGGTTTTAATGCCAAACTGGTCAAGAATAGACTGAATCCCTTCATTGACAAAATCCGACTGATTGGTAACTGATTCTCTGTGAATAACTCCGAGGAGAACCTCTCCCACATTGCTGGGGGCTTTCAGCTCCTTGGATACGATCCCGTTGTAATAGTTGTCCGATTTGGGGTCCGGGTCTGCCGGAAGGTCCCAGTTGAATTTTTCTTCCATGTTTTACTATTCGTTAATTCCATACTTACCGCAGACGTATGCTTCGCCAGTTTTGAATCCCATGCAGACGAGAAGAGCCTCTCGTTTGGTCAGTAGTTGTCTCATTCCTGTGGCTTCGTTTACTACCTTGACCATCTCCAACAAGACAGAGGAAATATGACTGGCTGTTTCATCGTCAAGACTGTTAACTCGCTCCTGCATTTTGTTTATAAGCTCCACCACTTTGTCCGGTTCAACCTCTGGACCTATGAGACTTGAGAAATAGTCTTCTCTGATTGCCGGCCGTGCCGGAGTGCTCCATTCGATTTTTTCCATAATAATTGGCTTGAATTTATGTTCCCTAACGAATGCTTCTACGTGTTCTATTTTCTGCTTTTTTAATTCCATTACCTGATTGAGGACTAACAGATACCCGTCCTCCGTAGTTACTACGTCCAATCTGGTTAGCTGAGGATTCATGTATGTGGTCAACATTTCTGAAAGTCTTTTCGTTGGATGAGGTCCTGGAGCTCCTCTTCTGTGTAGCAGGTGGAGATGAACCCGTTGCTGAAATAGAGGTCGAAAGCACCCGAAGGAAGCTGGGTAACCTTAAGTCCTAAACCGTTGCTGTTAATGTAACTTGTAGTTGTCATTGTCTTATCCTTTTGTTTGTATCACAAATATAAGAAAAGTTTTTTGAAATAAAAAATTTTTTGATTGAAAAATGAGAAAAAAGTTGGGACCCCTATTTTGGAGCCCCGGGAATTAAAACTGTTTGAACCCGTAGCGGTTGAGTTTATGCTCCAGGAGCTGGAATTTCATATACCCCATGTCCAACCCGGTTCCTACCATATTTACGAACGGGATTCGGCTGGTGATGAAGACCTCCATCTCGGATCCCTCGGGGGTCCTGTACCTATTAATAAGTACGTGCTCCTCCGTGAGGGGGTCAAATCGGTCTTTTACATTGGCTGCCCATTTCCGGGTCATCCCGTTTTTCAGTAGGATGGTCCTGAGTTCCGTCATGGTGTAGCAGAAGGTGTGGACTCCGTTGTTGAAGGTAAGGCTGAATGCCCATTTGAACTGCCCGGAGGAGAATTTGTTGATCTTGAGTTCGAGTCCCTGATTGTTGGTGTAGGTGATGGTTTTCATATTGTAGTTTGTTTTTGTTTGTATCACAAATATAATACTTCTGCTGCAAATACTACGATAAAATGCTGGAAAAATAGCAGAGAAACAATAAATTTTTCATTGTTTCTCCCCTAAGTGATTGACACTCAATGGGTTAGGCCCTAAAATCACCCCCGGAGAAACAATGTAAACAATGATTTCTATATAACCTTTTTATAGGGGGTCTTATCCTCTTTAAGAACACTATTATCCAATATTAGAACACATATTCCCTATTCAGGTTTTCCTCCTAAATTATTGTTTACATTGTTTACAAGGGCCTAAATCATTGATATTCAATCGATTATAGAGAAACAATGATTGTTTATTATTGTTTCTCATTGTTTACTGCTGGTCCCTGCCACGGGGGCCAATATTCTCGGCTTGGGGACACAAAAAACCCGGGCTCCCCTAAGCCCGGGACGGAGTAGTTTCCTAAAATTTCCAGCTAAAGCCAACCTCATACCCCGATCGGGTCAGCTCGAAGTCCCGCACATAGGATATATCTACTCCGAAATTCCTGTAATATATGCCTCCCCCAGCCCCAACCTGCCCGAATGAGTTAGCTGAAGCTCTCAGAAAGGGGGACCATTTCGGGGACCTCGTTTCTTTGATTTGTTCTCGAACGGGGATATACTTGTACGTAAGATGCTGGAGAGTGTTGTATTGGACTGTAGCTTCCCAGTCAAATTGGCCAATTTTGGGGTCTTTGAAGAATGTTCCAGCGTATTTCCTGGTCGTATTCCAGTCCAATATTGTCCTTTTTACGCTCTCCAGAGTGTCCACCTCCTTTTGGTCCTCCCCAAAACCCCCTCCATTTGTGATTTCTGGGGGTGTTTGGGGAACCTTTTCCTCCTGGCCCTTATAGATATATATCAATTTGATTGGATTCCTAAAACCCTCCCATTTTGGAACCAAATCCGGGACTTTGACCTCCCCCTGAATTGGGGGTAAATCGACGTACTTTATAACGGTCTTTTCCTCGACTGTTTTACGCCCGATTATAAAGCCTATACCTACAAGAACTATTGTGCAGAGTACTCTCTTTAGTAAGTCCATATCGTGTCCTGCGGGAGAGTTTTAGAAGCATCTACGTGGATAAAATTCCCGTCGATGCCTATCCTCCGGATCCGCAATGCAATGGCTGCCCGGAGGATCTTCATCCGATTGGGGCCCGAGGCACACCGGATGTCCACTGCCAAACCTTCGGTGTGAGCACTGTTACCGGACCGTCCTTTGGACTTATCGTGTTCTTTGGAACGATAAGCACAATTGAGGACGAGGGGGATGCCTGCCTTTTCACGGAGGTCATCCAGGAGATCGAGGAAGTCCTGATCCATGTCTTCGATGGAGCAAGACGGATTGCATCGCTCGAATTCTTCGGGCTTAAAATACTTACTTGTCTTCATGGCATTCAAAATCTATTTGAGTTTTCTTGCTGACCGATCTCTCCATGTATGACCGGAGAGCCCGGAATATGGGGTGATTTGAAATGATTGCGGAGTTCTCCAGAAAGCTCCAAAACTCAGTCCCGACCACAAAAGCAGCGAAGAAGTTGGCAAGGTTGAGACCCCCCAAGTTCGGGAGGACATGCACGTCAAGCATGTAGGCCATGCCAATACCGATAATGCTGAGCCCCAACTTCCAACACGTGTCCCACATTTTCTCGCTTTTGAACACATATTTTTGATGGGCTCGTTTGTGGCGCTTGTAGTCAGCAATATTTCCAGTTATGAAGTCGACGATAATGGCAATACAGACACAGAGGATAAGGACCTGGACCGGAGCTAAAAGCCCCCAAAACCCTACAATGCTCCCGCATATCCATTTTCCCGCTCTCATGACTTCCTCCTCCATATCTGTTAAACTTATAATTTATTACGTCCTATAATCATTTTACGAGACGGGGACTCCTTGTATTCAGTACATGGAGTCAGTAACCGCAGAGCTTTAAGGTGATTTATAGCCTTCTCGAGGTAGGCTTCCCCGATGTTCCGTGCTTCGTTCGAGCTACGGATGATGATGTTGTCTTCTACTCGAGTGCTGAATTCGCCATCTTTGTACCTCACCCCGAAGGCAGTGGGATTGATTGGATTGTTGACGATGAATCGGGAATACGCAATGTATGCAATGGCGATCTTGAGTCCTTCGCTTCGACCATCCCCGGAACAGCCACCATCATAATACCCGCCTTCCATGGCGGCAGTGTACTGATCTTTTGTAATGGTTACGTCCCCGTATTGGAAAGGACCGGGGCCGGAAAAGTCTGTCTCGTCGAGCCATCTGTAGAGATTGGCTCCTATGGCATCCACCAGTCTGAGAGTCTCAGCCTCCCGGATATATGGCTCCAGTCTGGCCGGATCGTTGATGTTCTCGGCTATCGGCCGAACATTCCGAAGGTCGTTAGAGTTGAGTATCATCGGGCATGAGTTTTATAATCTCCTCGTCGTAAAGCCCATAAATGAGCTTGAGCATGTTTCTCTTCTGAACAGTGGAGAGCATCTGGTCCCGGATAATCTCCAGTACCTGAGTCATGTTGTCCTTGCCAATTCTGTCTGCTATAGACTCGCCGGCATTGTAAGTGAGAGACTGAATAGCGAAGTCTGGATTTTCCAAAGGAGCCCACCAGTACTCAAAGATCGATACGAAAGTCTCCTCCAGCTGCTGACGCTCCCTGACTGTAACAGAGTTGTAGTACTTGTAGGCATTGGTCATGAGATCAGCCCCAAAGTTAGCCCCCACGTCAACAGCTCGAAGAATGGGAGGCTGCTTGAAGGCTTGACCAATGTTCTCCGGGATGACTCTCTGCGTTACTTCGAATGCTTTGTCATAGTTCTCCCCGGAGAACCTTACGAACTGGGGCACCTCATCTTTGGACTTGCACTGTATGTACCACAGTTGAGAAGTGTTCTCGTCTCCTTGAAACTTGTCGAGCTCTTTCTGGGTCTCATTGACTTGGGACTGATCTTGAGTCTCGTCCTTGATGTCTACCAAGATCCCAGCTGACAAGAAGTTGGAGCATGCGTTTCTACCGGCTACATTGGCAAGTGCTTCCTCAGTTCTCATGTCCGTCATCTCAGCGATGAAGATGGGGACCGGATAAGAGGGACTACCTTCGGAGTCTCCGGAGAAGTAGAGGATCTGGCCATTGTAATTGTCCCATCCGCCAGCTTCTTCTACCTGGTTCAGGATAACCTCCGGATCCGGATTGAAGAGATGAAACCACTCAATGTCAGACGGAGACCATCGGGATCTCGTCTTGTCTCGGTGACCCCAGTCGGGGTGATATGCCGTCCGGCCAATGAATCCATCATCGTCTGCCTTCGCAAGTCGGAGAGACTCGAACGGAATATGGTGGATCGAACTGACGCGGAAGTTCATATTGTAGTTAACATGGATGGCGAACCCATGCCATAACGTGAAGTCTTTGCAGACCATGCGGAGGATCTTGTCGAGCTTCTCCCCTTCTTTGTTGACCCGTAATTTGTAGATGCCGGGATCTTTGAATCCGTGACCGTATACGAAGTCATTGTATATGCTCAAGCAGGCATTGCCGGTCTTTGAAGCCTGAACAATCTCGCTGACTGTCTGGGGGAAGTCGTTGGTATCTCCGTATGTTTGGATGCCATACTGTCTCCAGTCCCGGGATTCGAACTGAGGAGCTGATTTGATCTGTGCAACTTTCATACTGGCGTAATTTTAATAGTAGGAGGGACGGGAAGCGACCCCGTCCTATTACCAGTCCTATTTGGACCCTCCTTTTTTGGCCCCCTTCTTGGGAGCCGCCGAAACGGGATTGACTACCCGGTTGTAAGCCTCTTCAATCTCCTCGGCAGACATTTGCGAGTCTGCATAGGCTTCTTTGATGGCTTCCAGATCCATCCCGGCGTCGATGAACTCCTTCACCTCGGTGTCGATGTCGGCGGGTTTCTCCTCGGGTTTCTCCTCGGGCTTCTCCTCGGGCTTCTCCTCGGGTTTCTCCTCGGGCTTCTCCTCGGGCTTCTCCTCGGCACTCGCCGAGTCGAGAATGACATGGATTGCCTCCATGGCTTTGGAGTACTCCTCGAGTTTGGCGTTCAGTTCGTTCTGTTTCTTGACCAATTCTTCGAGTTCGGCTTTGACAGAATCGATCTGCTTGGATAGTACCTGAGCCTGACGCTTCTTGATCTCCACGTCTTTGTCCGGCATTTCTTTGCCGTAACGAGACATGAATTTCTCCAGACGCTCGTTCAGATCCTCGGGGACCCGGGTGAAGTACGAAAGCGCATCCTTATTGAATGCGATGTGGTACAAGCAAAGGTCCTCCGTGATGTTCCTCGGGGTGAGGATCTTGCTGAACTCCTTGTTGATCGGGTCGTGGAGCAGAGTGCCTGCTCGGAGTTCGTAATCGGGGTGTGCTACGTTTTTCATTTGTTGTTCTGTTATTCGTCTTAATGCTAAGTCGGCTTCGATCAGGCAGAAGCCGCATCGGGAAACTGACTTATTCAAAAAGTACCGAGAAAGTTCATCTACTTCTCGATGGAGAGCGGGGTTCTTTTCCAATTCCAATGTATGGGCCCGGTAGGCTTCGCCTTTAAGGGACCCATACTTGGATTGGTAAGCTCTCAGTCTTTCGAGCATGTCAGCCATAGCCGTTATGATTTAGGCACTCCGGCGTATGTAGAGAGGATGACTACGTATTCGCCATTGACATAGTCCTTACGGATGTTTGCGTCGTCAATCTTGGCGCCCCAAGTTGCTGCAGTTCCAGCATTGCCCTTCGTGTATTGAAGAACGGGGGGATTTGCAGCTGTTTGACCAGTGTCATTCAGGAATACGTAGTTTGAAGGAAGACCGCACCCCGGGAATGCCTCTGCCGGCTTGGTGGAAGTTGGCGCAGGAGGCATGGTAACCGTTCCGGAAATGACGGTACACGAGGACCTCTGCAGAGTGAGTGGCACGTCGTTACCAATTTTAGCCTGGCCTTCCGACGGATAAAATCGGAGAATAGCCGGTACAGTACATTTCGTTCCGCCAGCCAGAAGCCCGTCTACCATGAGGTCGGTGGTCTTCTCGTCCGTGTTGAAGAGGCTCATCGGGAGCGAACCTTCCTGAGCGATGGTGCCGTTGGCCAGAGTTACCTGATATGCGACGCCGTCGGTCATCTCGGTCGTAACCGTGATTTCAGTAAGCTCCAGACCAGAGTCCCAGCCATACACCTCGTACTTGGTGTCCCCGTTGTCGCCGGTATCGTTGTTCTCGACGATAGCGATGACGCGAGCATTGGTCAGACCGTTCACGAACTTCTTGGCTGCTTCCGACTTCTTGAAGATTCGGACGACCACGTTGTGCTGGTGGGTCTTGAGATACGTGCCAGCATTGATGGTGTCCGAGCCAACTGTTGCGTTGGGCAGCGAGTCGACTTCGTAACCAGTGGCACCGGCCTTGAGGATGAGCGAAGAGATAACGTTGTCAGTTACAACGGACTTCGATTTGTCGACGTCCGAGTAGCTGAGGAGAATCACCCTGGCGGTAGTGCCGGCGATTGCCGGCTTACCACACACCTGGTTGATGAATCCCGTTTTGATTTTAGAACAATCAAGTCCTGCCATTTTCTTAGATTTTTGAGGATTAGATACCTACCGAGAACAGATCCGGGTTGGTGAGCTTGGCATCTGCCCGACCCATGAGTTCTACATAGACCGCGCGGTCTTTGTACTCGTACCAGATACGCATCTTCTCGAAGCTGTCGATTGCATCAACACCTACGCCGAGGACGCTCTTCGAGGTGAAGAGGATTCGATGGGGGTTGTTGAGCTTCGTGCCAGTGTCTTCCGACGTAGCGATGATCTTGTCCCAGATGGGCATTGCGATGACCGGGATGCCATTGAAGCTGAGAGCCTCCATGCCATTCAGCAGAGCCAAGCGAGCCGATTCAAGGCAGCAAGCGTCCATAAGAGACTGCTGATAGGCATCGTAGACCGATTGGGTAACGAGGATGAATTTGTCAGACTGCTGACGGAGCAGAAGCGGGGCACTGAACACGACCGACTGGATGTACTCCTTGGCCTTGTCCGGAGTAAGCTTCTGAGCTGCGTAAGATGCCCCGGCATTTTCCGTAATTGTTGCTCCGCGCTGGGACGGATTGGCTGTAACCTGCGTGGTAATCTGTTTCCAGAAACCGTTGATGATGGTGAAGAATTTCAGGTCGAGACCGTCCGTAATGATACCACTATTGGTAACATTCTTGGCGTCCTTGTCGTTGAACCAGAACAGGCGGTACCAGAAGTCCATGATGGAGCGCTCAAGAACCTCGATGACGATGTTCATGTAGTCCGTGTCCGTGAAGTCCGGAATGTCGACGCCGGTGCGGAGAGAGTAGATAGTTGCCGACTGTTGAAGGTCAGTGTAACACTGGGACAGGAGGATCTCCCAGGTGCCGGGTTCCCATTTCAGCTTGCGGGTGTTGATGTTCCACGGCTGAGGAGTCGGGTTACACCCGGTGTTGACCACGCCGACCATGCCACCCTCACCGATGTAACCCACCTCGGTATTAGTGACGATGTCGGGGAAAACTGTATGAATGGAGTTGATGTCAGGACCCTGAATGGTGTCCTCCATAATCATCTCCGAGATTGCCTGAATGACACGCCCACAAAAAGTGAACTTGTCCATGTCGAGGAATCCGCCGTTTTTAACTGCCATAGTTCTTAAAGTTTTTGAGTTTGACTACTTGAGAATCTTTTTGGCAGCGTTGACCTTCTGGAGCTTTTCGCGAGCTTCGTTCTTGAGGTCAGCTGCCGAGGGTTCGGGCTTCTTGCCTCCGGGCAAAACCGTCTTGCGATTCTTCGGGCGGTAGTTGCTACCGCGGAGGTTGCGGAGTTCGTTCTCCTGCTCCTCGATGAGGTTCGTTGCCTCGTCGAGCATTGCCTCCAGTGCTGCAACGCGGTCCTCGAGAGACTCGGTGTCCTCCATCTCGATGCTGGTGACGATGTTGTCCTCGACGGTAACCACCCGGCCGTCTTCCAGAACGACAGTGCCCGACGTCTCGCCGTTGGCGAGAGTTGCCTCTACACCTTCGGCCAGATTGTCCTCTTCACCTACGGTCTGGAGAACGACCTGACCCTCAGCATCCAGATAGTCGAAGTTGGCGGGAGCGCCTTTCTTGCCATTCCGGAATGCCTTGACTTTGCTCATGAATTTTTCATAAGCGCTTTTTTCGTTTTTTGCCATAGCATTAAAAATTTGGTTTGTGTTGTATGAATTGATTTTGGAAATGAATCCCAAGTCAAGAAGTGATTTGGCATCATGGATGCGTTCCTCATGCATGACATTGCGGAGCCGTTCCCGGTCCTGACCTGTTCTCTCGACATACACGTCAAGAATAGCCTCCTCCTCCAGAGCAAGCTCCTCGGCAATGCTACGAGCATCGTCGGAAGTGAGCCAATCCCCGACCGGCATGTATACCCGATGGATGAGTGCCCGGCAATTCCTGTTTGCCGACCGGTTCTCTGCCGGAGCTGCCAACAGGATGCACACTGCCATCGAGTGGCATCCCCCGACAATATTTGTATATATCGTCCTCCCGCTCATGCGAAGAAGGTCGTAAATCTTGAAGCCCTCCTCAACAGAGCCACCGTCACAGTCAATGTTGATGCACACCTCCTGTTCGTCGGGGTGTTCATCAAGTACCCGGCGGAAGGTCTCCACGGAGCAGATCTCTGAGGTCCCGCCCCAAAGCTCCATCATGACCCGATTCTCTTCGGAGTCAATTGCGCCTTTTAAATTGATGAATATCATGTGCCAAACTATTTCGATACAAATATAATTATTCCTAATAGATATTGAAATACTATTTGTGCTGGATTATTTAAAAATTAGCCCGGCCCTGAATCTGCACGTAGTTAGCATCTTCCCTCCGGATGTCTTCGATCGTAGCAATCACTCTCACCTGGCCAAATGCTTTTTGAATTGCCCTCTCCATGTCAAGCCGATTCATGGGCTCCGATGCCTCAGCGAATGACCGGATAGCATATCCTCCGTCCGACCCAACTTTCGTGAAGGGGACACCACCACCGAGTTCGTTTATGGCAGACAGGAGGGGAAGGAACATGCGGCTCGACTTCTTGTTAATGATGGTCTCGCCTCCTTCGGCCTCAATGTGCACTCCTCCAGCGGCATGACTGGGTCCCTCAATGTATTTACCTCTTGCGGCTTTCGGCAGAGGAGCTGCCCAAAGAGCTGCCATCTGGACTGCTCCCAAAGCTGCAGCTGCTGCAATGAATGGGATAGCTAAAGGGAATCCCATTTTAGCCGATGCCATGATAGAGATGGCAGTATTAATGCCGATTTCGAAGGATCCCATTGCCCTCTCCCGGATAGCTTGTTCCCGTTCGATTTTGGCCAACTCCTTCTCCTTCTGTTTCTCCATCTTGATTTTTTTCTCGTTGTACTGGGCCTCCGTGATTTGACCATTAGCGTACATGTTTGCCAATGCCTGCTCCTCCCGGCTGTATTGTTCTTCTACCTCCTGAGCCCGACGCTCCCCGAGAGC